TGTTCCTGTTCCGCCCTGATCGCCTGTTAAAATGCCCAGGCCGTCGTCAGTAAATACTTCTACCGTATCATCAACTAGGACAGTTCCGGCAATAATTGGTATATTGTTGCTGAAGGTGTTCGAAAATCCTTTAATTGCACCGTCTCCGGTCCATGTAGAAAATCTCGACACATTCTCAGGGTTTTCCGACTGAAACTTATCTACATCTTGGTAAAACAGTAACTCCCGACGGTCCATCGTGGCCGCCGGGACGAAGTTGGTAAAAGCAGCAGGAAAATCGTATTCCTGCGTGTTTTTCGTCGTATTGAACGTGTGTAGTGTATAATTTCTATTAAGTTTGACCTCGGCAGGAAATTCAAACTGAAAGTACTTATTTATGTACTCATCAATCTGCGTATTACTCAACTCAGCGACAGAAAGCCTACCGCTTACTTGTCGAGTCTTTTGCCGAATTTCAGCTAAATTCCATTGTGCCATTAGTCATCTCTCTATTATTATTCGAACAATTGACGGCACTGAAAACGGGACTTATACCCCTTCAGTGATTTTTCCATTCTTCCATCACCATTAGGTTGATATCCCCAAATAGGAACCTGTCTAGATTCCAGATGCTGAATAACATCCCGTGAGTATGTATATTTACCGCCATGAAGCATCGTATACGTTGCCGTGTTATTAGTAGGTCCAAATGTGAACTTCACGGGAACACCGGGCTCCTCAAGGTTAAAGAACTCAAAGGTTATTTTTTCTTTGAGCCAATCCTTTTGGCGATCTTTTTTGTCCTTTTGGACGTGTGGTGCTGTTGTTGTCATTATGACTCCATGTGTAATTGGGGGGACCTAGGTTAATGGAGGTAAACCCAAGTCCCCACCGTGGGATTCTTAAGTAACGGACTCGCTTGACTTGCAAACCATGACCATTACCGCACTGTTCGCCCCTACGGGGGTGGTGCCGACAGTGACTCCTCGTATAGCGAAGTTCTCTTGAGCTACAGCAACACCATTGGTGTCACTCACTCTAGAGACCACGCCTCCACTCACGTAAACCGCATCACTTGTAGTGTTTTGGTCTAGTGTAATAGTGGTTGCTGTAAGCGATGCAATGGTAAAAGTACGTCTATTTAGAGACGTTCCTGCACCACTTTCCGCCACTCTTTCTACCGCAATGGTATCACCAGCTGCAAAACCAGCTACTGCAGTGTTACCACAAGTGATAACTCCAGGGCTTGCATTGGTAAATGCACTCATTGTCGCACCATAATTGGAGCTCTGCGATAGCGGTGTAAAACCGTTAGTCGTGGTAAATGTACCGGAATCAACATTCAAAACTGATGCATCATCCATCTGGCTATTCCAATACCAAGAGCCGCCATTAGTGGTATCAACTGTAGTTGCTTCAGCAACTACGAAACCAACATCCTGATCCCTAGCGAGAGCAGTTCCGGCATTAGTCCATGTAAAAGTTTTAATTTGTGACATTTTCCTACCTCCTCTAGCTATGGGTTGCTTGTAGATTCAACATAAATGCATCATTCAAGATACGGCTCACGAATGGATGCTGCCATCCAACGGTTCCTCTCTGATGCAGTGGGTCAGCAGAACCTGCTGATCCAAGTGGTTCTACGTAGAACTCACCCGTTTCAGATCCAAGATGTACAACTGCGTACGCTTCTTTACCGACGATGAAGTTATCGTAGACTGCAGGTGATGCGGCTGAAACACTTCCGACAGATGTGTAAAGCCATCGAATATTTCCTGTAGTTCCCCATTCTGAGTCTAAAACAGACTGTTGATTTGGATATTGAGAACTATGAACAAAATTTGAAACAGCTTCTAGATCATCTAGTAAAGCAGTATCAATATAAGCCCAAAAAGCTGGCCTGACGGGGGCTGTTCCGAAGGCATCCCTGCCCGATACCACTTCTGAGATCATCTCTGCATCGTTTCCGAGTAGAGTGAATACAGCAGCGTCTAGATCAGCCTTTGTCAATTCAGTTGGCGTGTTTCCGTTGGCACCGTTACTAGCTTGTACAGTCGATGCTGTTGAAGCAAGAACGTCACGAGTTACTTCGTCGATTGTTTGACCTAGATTCTGAGCCAAAAGCCTTGCAGCTTCATTTAATACACGATCTTCTACAGTAAGTTCTACTTGGTTTGTGATAGTCACAAAGTTACCATAGAAATCTACTCTAGCCTTAATATCACTAGCAGAAAGGGCCGCTCCTGGAGGAGTAATCCCATCTACTAGAGGTACAGGTACAGTTGACATCCGTGCATAGCGACGGAAGACGATTGTATCACCTTCTTTTTGAGGAAGTACGCGTTTTTGCGCAAATTTAGTATGAATCAGCTGCGGGTATGCCGTCATGAGCAAAAGACGGTCATAATATTCCCGTACTGCTGGTGGCAATGCTGCTACATCTGTAATAGCCATGTTGCTCTCCTTTAGTTAGGGTTAAAAATGTCCCCGGTTTTTGTTAGCCATCATCATAAAATCCTTATCTGACATGTTCTTTATGTTACTTACTTGCGACTGAGGTGATGTATTACCGACGGCTGATAAGCTTCCGGCGCGTTGGCCGTTCTCTACTATTCGCTGTGCGTCGGATGACTTTTTAGCCTCATGGTTAGCTCCTCGATACGAGTCACTGTTTTTCGCAAGGTAGTAAGCAAGTTCATGCTTATTAGGATCATTTTTGAGGGTAGCCTTCAATCCCGGATTGTTTTTGATCACATCGGGTAGATACTTCGTAACCACATCGTTGTAATCCTTGTACTTCGTTTGCACACGAAGCTCTTCAACACTGGTCTGATAGTTATTCTGGATCTGACCAAGAAACTTCTTGGCCTCACCAACTGTCAGAACATCGTCGTCAGACATTGCAGCCATCCCATCCTGAGGAGCAGATTGAGGGGTTGTATTTGCCTGCATCAGAGTCATGTGGTCCTGAAGCAATTTATTTTGCTCTTGAAGTTGTTGACGTTCTCGTCTCTCAGCTTGTAAAGCCGTCACAGGCACCATATCTGGTGACTGAACATTTTCCGCTTGAGACTGTCCCTGTACAACAGCTTCCGGTTCGGCGGCAACCGCAACTGTTTCGCCCGTATCTGCTACTTGTGGTTCCATGTGTAGTTTTCCTTTACGCCCTTAAGATGGCGGCTCTATATTGTGTTGTAGGCATACGCACCGGCTATATCGCGACGTCCCTGCTGAACTACTGGATTACTTTCCAGTCCCAACAATGGTGCGAGACGCGCTTCGTCGATAGGCATGTCATGTACGTTTACTTTGTGACTAATTATGTCCCCATTTTTCACCTCTAAGATGATTGTGCCTAACAAAGGCTTGGGACGCGTGTCATAGTCTTTGACCAAACGGATCAGTACATACTCTCCTGTATCCATTTTTACCTTGGCCGGTCGATGGTGAATAACAATCCAGAAATGACCGGAGGGTCTGCGATTCAGAATGTCTTGGACAGCCTGATCATCAGCCTTCATCATTTCCTCAACTGTTTCTCCTAACTCTTGTACCATTACCAATCTCCTACCAATCAGCTACCAAATTGGTAGAAATTAATATTTATATTCGAAGGCTTTGTCGCTGTAGCCCTTCATTTCTTTTCCTAGAAATTGCATACGCTTCATGTCAAACTTCTGATTGTCACCTTTTACTTTCTGTGTATTGCCATGATTTTTCATGACTCCTGGCTGCTTTACACCAGCCATTTTCATATAGCGTTCATTATTGTATTGACCGCTATCCATACCCTTATAGTCCTTCATTTGGGACCTCCTGTTGTTGTGCTTGCTCTTTAGTGAACAAACATGTTATAGTGGCATTATGAAAAAAACATGCCACTACTGCAAAACCACGTTCAAAACCTATGACAAACGGCAACGTTTTTGTTCTGGCGAATGCGGGAAAAAGAACCGATATAAGGATGCCACCCCTGTTAAAGCCTGCGAACAGTGCGGTAAGGGCTTTACGTCCAAAGCTAGCCAACAAAAACGGTTTTGCTGTAGGAGGTGCTTTCATGATTGGAACACTCGAGACCTTGTCACCCTCACATGTAAAACCTGTGGTAAGGATTTTAGTTTGCCCCCGAGCGCTGCTAAGCACAGAACTAACTGTAGCAGTGAGTGCAAATACAAAAGCTTGTCCCTCGAGAATAGTAAGCGATTCACAGGACGGATATACCGCAAAGCACGTGAAGGATATGAGGAAAGCAAGTGGCACTATCGTGAAAGACTTTTTGAAAATACTGAAGAAATTTGTAGCGTTTGCCAGAGAGCGGATTTGTGTTTTGACGTTCATCATATAGACGGAAATAGGGGAAACAACACCCTGGAAAACCTGAGTCTTGTCTGTAGAGGCTGTCATCAACGCATTCATAATGTAGCCTCCAAGCACTCTATAGGGTTGATAAAAAGCAAAGAAATATTAACTATCATAGGGGAGCCTCCTGAGAAGGCATACCGCTCGAAGGAGTTTCAGCAGAAGATTGAGGAAGCCCTGGAGCTGCATCAGAAATCATGACATTGTCAGCTTTAAGACGTGTCTCTTCTTGCTTGTTTTGCTCGCGCAGCATTGCTGCAAGAACTAATTCCTCTTTAGCAGTGCGAATATCGATCTCATCTAACTCTTTGACCGCTTTGACCTGATCTAGAACAGCCTGGGTCTGGTTTTGCACAGCTTCGCTGGCTCTTTCATCCGAGAGGCCCATGTTTGCAACGGACCTGGTAAAGCGCTCTTTCGCACCTGCTACCTGTTGTAGAGATTGAGATTGTGCAAGATTCATCTGAGCTTCCATTAATGCCTGCTCTTTCTGTAGTTGCTGTTGTGCCTGCTGCTCCTGTTGCTTTCGGAACTCTTCCATGTCTTCGTTGTATTCGGACTTGCCTTGAATCGGAGCAATCTTTGCAAGGA